CTATGGATGCTACCCGTTTACCTCGTGGTGCTAAGTTTGAAGTAAAGCCAGGCAAGGCAATCCTGACAAACGGCAATCCCAATGAGATTCTGTTCCCCTTCAAGTTCGGTAATACTGATGGTTCTAACCTGACAACTGCCAAAGAGTTTGAACGTATGCTTTTGATGGCAACAGGCACTCTTGACTCTCAGGGAATGGTTACTGCTGTCTCCAGAGATGCGGGTCAGGGCGGTATTTCGATGGCTACTGCCTCGATTATCAAGAAATACAAGCGTACCTTGGTGAACTTCCAAGAGGATTTTATGATCCCCTTCATCACCAAAGCCGCCTACCGCTATATGCAGTTTGATCCAGAGCGTTACCCTACTGTGGACATGAAGTTCATTCCTACGGCAGCACTTGGTATCATTGCTAGAGAGCATGAGCAACAACAGTTCATTGCGCTTCTCCAGACTCTTGGCCCAAATACACCTGTTTTGCCCATCATTTTGAAGGGCATCATGGCTAATTCTTCTCTGTCAAACAGATTTGAGTTGATTGAGATGCTAGACAAGATGTCTCAAGTTGACCCACAGGCTCAACAAGCGGCTCAGATGCAACAACAAATGGCTATGCAACTGGCGCAAGCACAGATTGCTGTCCAAACTACACAAGCAGAGCAGAACAAGGCTGAAGCGCAAAAGTTATTGACTGAAGCGCAATTGATGCCTATTGAGTTGCAAGCAAAGAGTATGGCGGCTAACACCAAGAACCTTCCTACTGATGACGCTTTGGCTTCACGAGAGTTTGATAAGCGGGTCAAGATTGCTGATTTGATGCTAAAAGAAGCAGATATTCAGAACAAGGCTAAGATTGTTGAAAAACAGATGGCTAGACAATGAATCCAGAACTTCAGAAGTACTACGAGGAGAGGTTTTCCATGATGTCCACTCAAGGGTGGGTAGAATTGATGGAAGATGTTGACAAAATGATAGAGCCTTTGAATAATATCTCAACAATTGCAGACGAAAAAAGTCTACAATTCAGAAAAGGCGAGTATTCAATACTAATTTGGCTGAAGAACTTAAAACAAGTCAGCGAAAGAGCATTTGAGGACTTAAATGAGAAGAATGTATGAATTTGCCTGTATAAACGGGCATAAGACAGAGAGATTTGTTGATTATGAGTTAACAAGTCTTGTGTGTGATTGTGGTGAGGAGACTCATCGCATTTTATCTGCACCAGCTTTTAAGCTAGAAGGGTGGTCTGGAACATTTCCATCAGCGCATGGAAGGTTCGAGAAAAGTCACTTAGATAGATTAAAAGCCGAGCAGAAACTCAACTCATAAGCAATTATGCCGAGTTGAATCTCCTACAACCGAACAACGGCAGGAAAAGGAAAAAGTATGTTGATTGATGACGACAAAGAAGAGTTGGGTGAGTTAGAGATTGAGCAGCAGAAGATCGAGCAAAAGCCTGAACTTCCTGAGAAATACAGGGAAAAAAGTTTAGACGAGATTGTGCGGATGCACCAAGAGGCTGAAAAGCTAATTGGAAAGCAAGCACAGGAAGTAGGCGAGGTCAGAAAGTTAGCCGATGAACTTATCAAACAGAACCTTGGTTCACGACAACAGACTAGACAGGAAGAGCCTGAAGTAGATTTCTTTGAGAATCCACAGAAGGCAGTTCAAAGGACTGTTGATAATCACCCTGACATCCTAGCGGCACGACAAGTTACGCAAGAGATGAGAAGGGCGCAAATTCAGCAAAGGTTAGCGCAAGAACATCCCGACTTTGGAGACATCGCCAAAGATCAGGACTTTGCAAATTGGGTTAAATCTAGCCCCATTCGCATTAAGATTTTTGAGCAAGCCGATTCTGGATATGATTTCGACTCAGCCAATGAATTGCTATCTACCTATAAACAGCTACGTTCTGTTAAACAGAAGCAAACGAGTGATGATGGCGAGGTAACTCGCAAGCAGAACTTAAAGGCAGTAGGTGTTGATGTAGGTGGTTCTGGTGAATCATCAAAGAAGGTATACAGAAGGGCTGACCTTATTCGGCTCAAAATGCAAGACCCAAATCGGTATGACGCACTAAGTGACGAGATCATGGCGGCATATCAAGAGGGTCGGGTTCGTTAAACTTTAGGAGATTTAATCATGGCATATCCAACACCAGCGGTAACAGTAACCACCGCAGCAACGTTCATTCCAGAAATCTGGTCTGATGAAATCATAGCCGCTTACAAGAAAAACCTTGTTTTGGCTAACATCGTAATGAAGATGAATTTTAAAGGTAAGAAGGGCGATGTAGTTCACATTCCCGCACCTACCCGTGGTTCAGCTTCAGCAAAAGCGGCATCTACTGCCGTGACTTTGATTGCCGATACTGAGACAGAGATTCAAGTGTCTATTAACCAACACTTTGAATATTCACGTTTCATTGAGGACATCGTTGAAGCACAAGCCCTAAACAGCTTGCGCCAGTTCTACACTGCTGATGCGGGCTATGCGCTTGCCAAGCAAGTAGACACGAGCTTGATCCAATTGGGTCGTGCATTCAATGGTGCTACCATCGGTACTAACGACTACGCAACTTCTGCGGCTACTACCAAAGCCTTTATTGGTGGTGATGGTACGACTGCTTACAATAGCTCTTCATCCAATGCTTCCGCTTTGACTGATGCCGCTATTCGCAGAACCATTCAGCGTTTGGATGACAACGATACTCCTATGGACAATCGTTTCTTTATCATTCCTCCTTCAAGCCGCAATACGTTGATGGGTCTTTCCCGTTACACAGAACAGGCTTTTGTGGGCAATGGTAATGCTATCCGTACTGGTGAAATCGGTAATCTGTATGGTATTCCTGTGTTTACATCTAGCAATGCTGATACTGGTGCTGGTAACTCCACCACAGATCGTATCTGCTTGATGGGTCACAAGGACTGTATGGTTCTTGTTGAGCAAATTGGTATCCGTTCACAGACTCAGTACAAACAAGATTACTTGGCTACTTTGTTCACATCTGATACTTTGTATGGTGTGAAAGCACTTCGTGCCGCCGCTACAAGTGGTGCAGCTTTGTCTTCTAGCGCATTTGCGTTAGCAGTTCCAGCCTAATAGTTGCCTTTTCCCCTCGCCTTAATCGGTGGGGGGATTTTTTACATCAAGGAGATTTATTATGGCAGCAGCAACAGCAGTCGTTTCCCGCAGGGGAACTGACCAATTCCGAGGTCTTTTTTCGGATACTTGGTCTGTAACAGCAACACTAAACGCTTCATCTTTAGTTGATGGCGCAGGTGAAACAAACACCATTACAGTACCTGGCGTTAAGCTAGGCGACATTGTGATGAACATCAGTATGGGTGTGGATGTCTCTGGACTCTCCATCACGCCTTATGTTTCAGCAGCAGATACTGTATCTATTCGTTTTCAAAACGAAAGTACAGCTACTGTGGACTTAGCAAGCACCACAGTTAAGTGCGTTGTGGTTCGTTTAGTATGATAAAAGGGGGCTAATACCCCCCTTTTTTTGGAGTTTTTATGGCTACTTTTCGTTGTTTACAGTCTGGTACTTTAATAACTTTCACATATCAGCATGATATTGATAGCATGAAAGGTCATGAAGGATACGTCCTTGTTGAGGAAACTCCAAAGAAAGTTGAAGACAAACCTAAGTTGGGCAGACCAAAAAAAGAGGTTTCAAATGTCGGAAATTGATCCAAGAGAATTTGGTAAGCTAGAAGCCCAAGTTGAGGCTTTACAAGCAGAAGTCCATGCACTTCGCCAAGATATTAAAACGCTTTTAGAGATGGCTAACAAATCTAAAGGTGGCTTTTTCGTTGGAATGGCTATCGCCTCTGTTGTTGGCGGTATCATTTCTTTCATTGCAACCAAGCTAGTTCGTTAAGGATTTATATGCCACAAGTTGGAAACAAGAAATTCCCATACACAGAAAAAGGCGAGAAAGAAGCCAAAGAGTATGGCAAAAAGAAATCTATGCCTGTCACTGTGATGATTGCTATTGGTAAGCCTAAAGCCATGCCTACCCGTGGTGGTCGTACTGCTACCAATATGATGAAAAAATCCACAAGGGGTAAATAATGTCTTCTTTAACTTCTCCCGTTACACTTCTTAATGCCGTTGTCGCTACTGGCGCATCAACTGCAGTTCAAGCCGATCCTGGTCAACCCGCATTCCTTCAAGTCTCAGGTATCACAAGTGCTACTGTTGCTTTGCAAGGAAGTCTGGACGGGGTAACATATTCAACGATTGGTACAGCATTAACTGGTGATGGCATTATTACTTTGGCTAATGCTCCTAAATATTTGAGAGCCAATTGCACAGCGTATACATCTGGAACAATCATCGCAAAGATATTGTACTGATATGAAAACTAAAGCCCAAAAGAAGATCAGCAAAGTGATGACTGAGTTTGGTAAGGGCAAGTTGACTACCAATAAAAAGGTCGTTACTAATCCAAAACAGGCTTTGGCTATTGCTTTATCCGAAGCAGGTATGTCTAAACCAAAGGGTAAGAAATGAAACAAGGTCTCTACGCTAACATCAATGCCAAACAAGAACGCATCAAAGCGGGTTCTAAGGAAAAGATGCGTAAGGTTGGTTCTAAAGGCGCACCTACTGAGGCGGCATTTAAGCAAGCGGCTAAGACTGCTAAAAAGAAATGATCCCTGAATCATTAGACAAAACAACTGTTAATCAGTTACTTCTGTCTCATGGGACATGGAAGCATCTTTTTTACCGATGCTATTCAGAAGTAAGCCCTGATTACAAAAACTATGGCGGTCGTGGAATTGATGTGCATCTATCGTGGCATGGAGAAGATGGCTTTTATCAATTTATCCAAGATGTTGGGTTAAGACCTTCAAAAGATTACAGTCTTGATAGGATTGATGTCAATAAAGGCTATTCACCAGAAAATGTGAAATGGTCAACTAGCATTGAACAAGCAAATAATCGTCGAAATAGCAAAAGATACTTGTTTGAAGGTGAGAATCTTACCTTAGCTGAAATTGCCAGAAAAACAGGAATTGGATACCAAAGAATCTGGAAAGCAACAAAGATTTATGGCGATCCATCAGAACATATAAAAATTGACCCAGATCGTGGCAAACGTATGTATCAAGGTGAATTACGCTCAACAACTGAGATTGCTAAAATGGTCAATATGAAGCCAGAAACTCTTATGCAAAGATTAAGAAATGGCTTAGATTTTGATTTAGCTATTGCATTACCACCTCAGCCTGGTGTACACTTCACAGGAAGATCATCATGGTCTTAAAAAAATACCAGAATCCAAAAGGCGGATTGAATGAGGAAGGTCGGGAGTTCTACAAAAGGACTGAGGGACTGAACTTAAAAGCGCCTTTAAAAACGGGTAATTCAGGTCGACGATCTAGTTTTCTAGCACGAATGGGCAATATGCCTGGCGCTGAGATGAAAGATGGAAAGCCTACCCGACTTTTACTTTCTCTTAGAGCTTGGGGCGCAACGTCCAAGGAAGACGCTAAAGCAAAGGCTAAAGCGATCTCTAAGAGGAACAAATGAGACCAGTATCTGTCAGTAAGAATTTAACTGCTAATACAGCTACTACGCTGTATACAGTGCCTACTGGCTATTACGCTAAATGCGTACTATTACACGTTTGTAATACCTCTCCTAGTAAACACATTTCCTTTAGTTGGTATGACGCAAGTACCGCTACATCAACTTTGATTGTTAGTGAACAAGTCTTATCAGCAAGAACTACATTAACGCTTATTTCAGACACACAATATTTTGTGATGGAGGAAGGCGATTATATAACTGCCACTTCTGAAGCGGGAGCAACAATGTCTGTACTTGCAACATTTGAGGTTCAGGGAGCACAACGAACATGACCTACTTAGAACTTGTTAACGATGTTCTCACCCGTTTGCGTGAGACTAATGTTTCTACAGTCTCAGAAACTGCCTATTCCGCATTGATTGGCAAGTTTGTCAACGATGCCAAACGTCAAATTGAAGACTCCTATAATTGGAATGTCTTAGGACAAACAATTACAGTTACTACCACCAGTGGCACAAGTTCATATTCTTTAACAGGTGCTGGTCAGAAGTTTCGTGTTAATGACGCTATCAATACCACAAGTGTTATAACTTTAGATAACACCACTGTTGCGGACATGAACCGCAAACTCAACTTTGGTACACCTTCACAGTCTATTCCTAGCGAGTTCTGCTTTAGTGGTGTAGATGGTAGTGGCGACACAAAGGTTGACCTGTTTCCCGTTCCTGATGGTGTCTATACACTTAAGTTTGATTTGACCATTCCACAGGCTAATTTGTCTGCTGATGGCACTTCAGTCAAGGTATTAGACTATTTGGTGACTCAAAGTGCCTATGCCCGTGGCTTGATTGAGCGTGGTGAGGATGGAGGCACTGCTTCTAATGAGGCTTATGCTTTGTTCCGTGGAATGCTATCTGACGCTATTGCATTGGAAAGCACTCGTTACCCTGAAGATAACTTTGTGGCGGTCTAATGGCAGCTCCTCTACAAAGTCAAAGCATTAGCGCACCAGGCTTTTTCGGCCTGAACACGCAAGATTCGCCATTAGATTTGGCATCTGGCTTTGCTTTGGTCGCCAATAATTGTGTAATTGACCAATATGGTCGTGTTGGCTCTCGTAAGGGCTACACAAGGGTTAACCCATCATCGGGCAATCTAGGTGCTAATGACGTTACTGTTATTCACGAATTAGTCCAAACTGATGGCACTTTGACTGTTCTGTTCGCAGGGAATCTCAAATTATTCAAACTTGGCACTTCTAATGCAGTGACTGAGTTGACCTATGGTGGTGGCGGTTCTGCTCCTACCTTCACGGCTAATAACTGGCATTGTGCTTCTCTGAATGGCATTACTTACTTTTTCCAATCAGGACACGATCCACTCATCTTTGACCCCGCAGTAAGTACAACTACTTATCGCAGAGTCTCTGAGAAGACAGGATATGTTGCTACTGTTCCTCAAGCAAACATTGCTATCTCAGCATTTGGTCGTTTGTGGGTAGCTAATACATCCACAGATAAAGTGACGATTACCTTCTCTGATCTGATTGCAGGTCATGTATGGGGTGGTGGCACTTCAGGAACATTGGATGTATCTCGTGTATGGCCTAATGGTGCAGATGAGATCATGGGCTTGGCGGCTCACAATGATTTCTTATTCATCTTTGGTAAACGTCAGATTCTTGTTTATTCTGGTGCTACTACACCCGCTACGCTTCAATTGAGCGACACAGTAGGCTCTATTGGCTGTATTGCTCGTGATTCAATTCAGTCTATCGGTACAGACGTTATCTTCTTGTCAGACTCAGGTGTTCGCTCTCTGATGAGGACTATTCAAGAGAAGTCTGCTCCTTTGAGAGACCTATCTAAGAATGTTCGCTCCGACTTAATAGGCTCTTTAGCAGTAGAGACTCTGGCTAATCTGAAGTCTGTTTACTCAGAGAAGAATGCCTTTTACTTGTTGACTCTTCCAGTAACAGCACAGGTCTTTTGTTTTGACACAAAGATGCAATTGCAAGATGGTGCATCTAGAGTCACTAAGTGGGATTCAATTGCTCCTACGGCTCTCTATTCGCTTCGCAATGGTGATTTATACATTGGTAAGAGTGGATACATTGGTAAGTATGCAAGTTTCTTAGACCACACATCAACTTATCGGTTTTCTTACTTTACCAACCATGCAGATTTAGGTAATCAAAATCAGATTTCCATCTTGAAAAGAATCAAGACAATTGTGATTGGTGGCTCTAACCAGTTCGTCACGATCAAGTGGGGATTTGACTTTGCTGCCAACTATTTGTCGGGTAATGCTTATATCCCTGAACAGAAGAACTATGAGTATGGTCTTGCTGAATATGGTGTGGCAGAATACTCTGGTGGTGTGCTTATCAAGACACTAGATGTAACTGCTTCTGGTGCGGGAAAGATTGTTCAAACTGGTTACGAAACCACCATTAACGGCACACAGTTGTCAATTCAGAAGATTGAGATTCAATCTAAGAACGGCAAGATTTCGTGAGTATGAAGCTCACACAAGGAGAATAGATTGTCAAATTACACAAAAAGTACTAACTTTGCCACCAAGGATAACTTATCTCCTGGTGATCCGTTAAAGATCGTCCGTGGCACTGAGATTGACACTGAGTTCAATAACATTGCTACTGCCGTTTCTACAAAGACAGATAACTCTGCTGCGGCAATTACTGGTGGTTCAATTACTGGCATTACAGACTTAGCAGTTGCTGATGGCGGTACAGGTGCTTCTACTGCGGCTGGTGCGTTAAACAACTTATTGCCTAGCCAGACAAGCAATGCAAACAAGTATCTTCAGACTGATGGCACAAATGCAACATGGGATGCGGTTACTCTCTCTACTGCTGATATTACAGGAACTCTTCCTGTTGCAAATGGTGGTACTGGTGTAACTAGCTCAACAGGTACAGGCAATGTAGTGTTGTCAAACTCGCCAACATTGGTGACTCCCGCATTGGGAACACCATCTGCCTTGGTAGGCACAAACATCACAGGTACTGCATCAGGTTTGACTGCGGGTAATGTCACTACTAACGCTAACTTAACAGGTGCAGTCACTTCTGTTGGCAATGCAACGTCTTTGGGTTCATTTACTTCATCTCAATTAGCGGGTGCTTTGACAGATGAAACTGGTAGTGGTTCAGCAGTATTTGCTATTTCTCCTACCTTAGTGACACCTATCCTTGGAACACCCACTAGCGCAACTTTAACAAACGCTACAGGTCTTCCTATCGCTACAGGTGTATCAGGTCTAGGAACTGGCATTGCAACTGCTCTAGCGGTAAATACAGGCTCTGCTGGTGCGCCAGTATTGTTCAATGGTGCATTAGGTACACCCTCTAGCGGTACTGTAACTAATCTTACAGGTACAGCCTCTATCAACATCAATGGTACTGTGGGTGCTACTACTGCTACTACTGGTGCATTTACGACTGTTACAGCATCATCTACAGCAACTGCAACAAGTTTTATACCATCGGGTTCTACAGTACCAACCAACGGATTGTTTTTACCAGCCGCAAATACACTGGGTTTAGGTACTAACTCTGGCGAAAAAGTAAGGGTTACTTCTGATGGCTATTTGCTTGTTGGAACTACTTATGGTTCAGGCGTAAACGTCATTGGTACAAATCCATATTTGTTTGTAAATAGAAATATGATGGCATTTAGGGATACTGTAAATGCCACTGGCCCGACTGTTGGTCTGTTAAAAACTAGGGCATCACTTGGTACTTTTGGTATTGTTTCTAACGGAGACACTTTAGGTCAAATCAATTTTGCTGGCGACAATGGAGTTGATTACAGTTCTCAAGGCGCACAAATAGTTGCATCAGTTGATGGTGTTCCAAGTTCAACAAGTATGGCTGGAAGATTAGTTTTCTCAACTACTCCAAGTGCTTCTATTACTCCACAAGAGCGTGTCCGCATAGATTCCTCAGGCAATGTAGGTATAGGCACTTCGTCACCAGCATATAAGTTGGATGTAACTGGGTCTGCTCGTATATCTTCAAAACTATTGTTGGATACTGGTAGTGTTTCCGCACCACCTCTTACTTTCGTAGGCTGGACAAATTCAGGGATTTATAATCCTGATGGTAATAGCGTTGCATTTACTGTAAATGGAACGGAGAGAGGAAAATTCTCCACCACAGGGTTAGCAATAACTGGAACGCTGAGTGCATCTTCTACAGCAACACTAACGCTGACAGGTGGAACAATCAATGGGATGACTGTGGGTGCTACTACAGCTTCTACTGGTGCTTTTACTTCTTTAACAGCATCTACAACTCTTGGAGTAACTGGTGTCGCAACATTCTCTGCTGGTACAGCAGCACTTCCCGCATTAACTACAACTGGAGATACGAACACAGGCATATTCTTCCCTGCCGCTGACACTATTGCTTTTAGTGAGGGTGGTGCGGAGACCGCCAGAATAGACTCTAGCGGTAACTTGCTGGTGGGGACTACGAGTTCATCAACAGGTTCAAAAGTAACAGTAAATGGTCAGATTGCAACATCACCATTTTTTGCAATAAATTCTTCAACTGTTACTACTGTTGCTGTTGGTGCTTCATTTTTAGCAGTTTTTAGAGACAGAGGAAATGGTGGAACTGCATTGGTTTTGTATGAAAACAATACTACTCCAGTTATTGTTTCTCAAACTACTGCAGGTAAGTTTGTAACTACCACGCCATTAGCAACACAAATTCAACTTGCAAATTTAAGTGGCGGTGTTGGAATTACTGCTTTGACAGGCTCATCTATCGGAAACACTAACTTAAATGCTACTGTTATTGTAAATCAAAGCTAATCTTTAAAAGGAAAATATCATGACTATCACTTGGAAAATTACCCAGACTGACTATGAAACCTCAAATGGTTTCATTATTACTGGTCACTGGACTTGCACTGCGATTGATGGAGACTGCACGGCTTCTATCTACTCCACAGCATCTTGGCAAGCAGGAACACCCACTATTCCCTACGCCTCCGTTACTGAAGCTGAAGTATTGAATTGGGTATGGGAAACAGTTGATAAACAAGCCACTGAAGATGCTCTGGCGGCTAATATTGCTTTGCAGAAGAATCCTGTTACTGCTACTGGCACACCTTGGAGTCAAGCATGAAATTAGAGTTAGACGTTAACGAGATTAACTTTGTATTGCAAACTTTGGGGCAGTTGCCCTCTAGTAGTGGCGTGTGGCCTCTTATCGTAAAGATTAAAGAACAGGCTGAAGCGCAAGTTCCTAAAGAAGCGGAGTAAACAATCATGGCCGTAACCAGTCAACAAATTATAGATTTCTTGCTTGCTAATCCAGGCATGAGTGACGCTCAGATCGTTGCGGCTATGGAGCAATATGGAGTGTCTCCTGCTCAGATGGCTACGGCTGTTGGTTTACCAGAGGGTGAGGTTGTATCTAGGGTGGCAGCAACAATCCCAGAGGGTATGTCAGTTACTCTTGGAGATACTCGCATTGCGCCTCAATATGAGGTTCGAGGTTCTGGAGAAGATCGGCAAGTTGTCGGTATTGAAAACATTTACGTTGAAAAAACTACGGGCGATGTTAACTACAAAGCTCCTGTTGGCTCAGACGTTAAAGTTTTAAGTCCTACTGGCGATCTTGTAAACACGATAAAAACTAAAGAAGACCAATCATTCTTTGGTGGCTTGGTAGATGCCTTTAAAGACCCTGTAGTTTTAGCCGCTTTAGGCGGTGCGGCTGCGGGTGGATTGTTTGGCGGTACAGGATTGGGTGCGGCTACAGCAGGAACTGTTGGCACTACTGGTTTAACAGTGGCTGAACTTGCTCAACTTGACCTTGCTTTGGGTGGTGCAGGTGGTACTGCGGGTGCAAATTCTCTTGCAACTGCTTTGACAACTGGTGCAAATATTGGCACTTTAACTAATTTAACTGGTGGTAGTGGCACAGGTTTGTTAGCTGATACTGCTACTAGCACTCTTACTGGAACTGGTACTGGAACTGGAACAGGTCTAGGCACTGGTACTGGAACAAATGTAGTAACAGGATTGGGTACTGGTACTGGAATTACAACTGGTACAAGTGGTTTAGGATTGACCACTACTGGCACTGGTTTAGGCACTGGTATATCAACAGGAACAGGTTTAACAGGTACTGGCGTTTTAACAGGCTCAGGTCTTGGTACTTCTTTGCTTGGAACTGGTACTGGTGCATTAACAGGAACTGGAATTCTTACAGGTTCTACTCTAGGTACTACTTTATTAGGTACAGGAACTGGAACGGGAGTTACTGGTGCTTTGACAACTGGTTTAGGTACAGGAACATTAGGAACAGGTGCATTGACAACACTTCCTACAACAGCAATTCCTCCAACAATACCAACAGGTCTTACTGCGGCTCAATTAGCTTCTTTGTTTTCTTCTGGTTTGACTACTGGTGCGGGTCTTCTGCAACAACAAACATCTCGTGAAGCGGCTCAACGTGCGCAACAGATGATTGATGCTGAGACTGCTGCGGCTAAACAAGCGGCTCAGTTCCGTCCTGTTGGCATGACAACTCGATTTGGTACTTCACAATTCCAAGTTGATCCTAGAACTGGTCAGTTGATTAGCGCAGGTTACACACTAGACCCACAAGCTAAGAATGCTCAGGACAGATTTGTTGCTTTGGCTGAACAAGGTTTACAGCAAGCAGAAGGCGCACAAGCACAGTTTGCTCCTCTTCAAACAGGCGCACAACGTCTATTTGGATTGGGTAATCAGTACTTGGCGCAGACTCCTCAAGATGTTGCTCAGAACTATCTCAATCAGCAGATGGCCTTGTTGCAACCTGGTCGTGAGCTAGAGTTGGCTAATCTGCAAAACAGACTTCAACAACAAGGTCGTGGCGGTTTATCTGTGGCTCAAGGTGGCACTTTGGGTGCTACTACTCCTGAACTGCAAGCTCTGTATAACGCTCGTGCTACACAAGAGGCTCAATTGGCAGCACAAGCTCAACAGGCTGGTCAACAACAAGTTGCTTTCGGTGCGGGATTGCTTGGTCAAGGTGCTGGCGCAATGGGTCAATACTATGGTGGTCAACAAGCGGCTTATCAGCCTTACACAACTGCTTTAGGACAAGTTCAAGGTTTGGAGCAATTAGCACAACAACCATTGCAAATGGGTGCGGCTCTTGGTCAACAAGCGGCTACAGCGGGTGCTAACGTAGGTCGTTTAGGCTTATCAGGTGCTGAGTTCAGTACTCGATTAGCTACTGGTAATGCGGCAACCACTAATCCCTATTCAACACTATTGAGTGGACTAGGTGCTTCTCCCGCATTTGGGCAAGCATTTGGTGGCTTATTTTCTTAAGGATTCATCATGGCAGAAAATATCGTAGCGGGTTTGTTTGGGCTAACCCCTGAAATGTATGGTGAGCGTCAGAGAACAAGTGCTTTGCAAGAAGGAATTACCCTTGCTCAACTAGACCCTGCGGCTCGTGGTGCGGCATTGACTTATGGTGGTGCTAGAGGTCTTGGTGGTGCTATTGCGGGTGCTATGGGCATAGAAGACCCACAACTAAAGCTAATCAGTGCTAGACAACAAGTTCTTGGTCAAGTAGATCAGTCTGATCCTACTTCTTTGTTAAATGGGGCTAAAACTCTTGCTCAAATGGGAGACCAACAAGGTGCTTTTGCATTGGCTGATTTTGCTCGTAAGGCTCAAGTACAAATTGCTGAACAACAACAGCGTTTGGCGGCAGGACAAGCATCATTGGCAGCGTCAAAACGTGAACGCGCTCAAGCTGATCCATTCCTAAGATTAGTGGAATCAGGTAAATATACCCCTGCAAGTCTTGCGGAGTACCAAAGAACGGGTAAGCCTGAAGATTTAGTTTTATACGAGAAACCAGAAAAACCTGATAAGGCAGAGTCAAAAACAACTATTCAAAAACTTCAAGAATATGCCGCAACATTGCCAGTTGGCTCTCCGTTGTTGGCTCAAGTACAAGCAGCAATTAGTGCTGAAGGTCAAAGCCGTGGAACAAAAGTTGAAGTTAAGTTGCCAGAATCACAAAAAGCAGAACAAAGCGAACGAGGAAAGTCTTTAACTAAAGATTTCTTTGAAAATGTTGCTCCAACAGCTAGAAATGCTCAAAAGAATTTACCTTCAATTACATCCAATTTGAATATTTTGAATAAAGGTTTTGAAACTGGTTTTGGTACAGAAACAGCCGCTTCTGCCGCAAAAGTTTTGTCTGCTTTGGGTGTTCAGGGCGCTGAAAGATTTGCCTCAGATTCACAAATATTCTTAGCCAATGCAAACCAAGCAGTTCTGTCAAAACAACTTGAGCAAAAAGGTACGCAAACTAAAACCGATGCCGAGCGTATTGAGCAAACTGGTGCAAGATTGGGTAATACCAAAGAGGCGAACAAGTTTATTCTTACGGTTGCTAGAGAACAACTTCAGCGAGATATTGAACAACGTGATTTTTATGCCAAATGGTATAGAACGAACACAACTTATGATGGCGCAGAAGATGCTTGGTTTGATGGAGAGGGCGGTAAGTCTTTGTTTGATAGACCTGCTCTTAAACAATATGGTGTTTCTGCTTCAAAACAAATACCAACCAATGCACCATCTGCATCAACAGTAAGCATAGATCAAGAGAGGCAAAATGCAAAAGCAGCAATTGCCGCAGGAGCACCCGCTGATAAAGTGCGTGAGCGTTTTAAACAAAAAACTAATCAGGAGTTATAAATGGCTACTGGATATGAAGACTTGCTCCCAACTGAAGCTACGGGTGTTTCTGGTTATGAAGACCTTTTGGTTGCTAAACCAGTATCAAAACAACAACCAACAAACTCATTAGGTCAACTTTTAAGGTCTGCCGCTTCATTGGCTGACGTTACTGTTGGCGGTGTATTACCTGCTGCCGCACAGATGGTAGGCTATCCTTTGGCACGTTTGGGACGCTCTCCTGAAGAGGCTCAAGCAGCTACACAAAGGATTGTTTCTGCTGTTGACAAACCATTTGGAAAAATGGCTGGCGTTACTGAGACTCCAGAATATCAGGGTGAGGCTGGTCGTCAACTGCTAGACTTTATTGGAGAAAACTTCCAAAAAGGTGCTAAGTTTATTTCTGAAAAAACAGGAATTCCTGCTCCAGATGTTGAAAGTTACATGGCTTCATTGGGTCTTGCCACACCTGCTATGGCTAGACCTATTGCTAGAACAGTCCAAGAAGTATCTGCTCCATTAGTTGAGAAAGCCGTTGTTGGTGCAAAATTGCCTTTTGAGCCAATGGTTCAAGCTAGGCGTGAAAGAATGTCTTTAGAGGACTATGCTCGTGGGCCACAAATTGACGCGGCTAGAGAAGCGCAACGTCTTGGTATTGCATTGTCTCCAGAAAACATTCAGTCAACAATTGGAACACGAACACTTTCTACAATTGCTGGTGAACAAGGCGCAAAAGCAATAACTGATGTAAACAGGAATCAAGTTCGTAAAGTTGCTATCAATGAGTTGGGCTTACCAGAAACTACGCAATTTGATAGCAAAACACCATTTAGCAATGCAAGAATAAAGGTTGCAGAGCCATATAACCAAGTTAGAAAACTACCAACAATGACTGCTGATGAGTCATTTCTTTCGTCTTTAAACAGGTTACGTCCTGATGAGTCTGTTATTGGGTCGGAAAAATATGCAAAAGGTATCAATGCAATTATTGATGATGCCGTTACCAAAACAACAAAGGGCTTAACTGGTGCAGAAGTCCTCAAAAATGTTCAAACATTACGTCAACGTGCTCAAAAAACATACGACAACAAATCTGCAGACCTTGCCGCTTTAGATGTTGCAGACACAAACTTAGCTATTGCCACTGCTTTAGAGTCAATGATTGAAACAAACATTTTCAATCCAAAACTGTTATCTCAGTTTAGAGATGCTAGACAAAAGATGGCTAAAACTTATGCTTATGAAGCCGCTACAGACTTCAATACAGGCATTATTGATGTCAACAAACTTAGTCGTATTACAGAAAAAGATAATGCTATGACGGGTGATATTGCTGCACTTGGAAAGATTGCAGGTAATTATCCAGATGCGTTTGCTGTTAAACCATCTAAAGGATTTGCTGATACACCTCGCATTGCAAGAGCAAGTATTGGTGGTGCAACGGGTGCGGCAATTGGTAGCCAATTTGGTGCTGGAGGGGCTGCATTTGGTGGTCTTATGGGAACTTTGGCTGGCGAAGGTGTAGG